GAAGAGCAATGGGTTCGCAGGCAACTTTATCGCCGCACCATTCAGGTAATTCGGGAATGGATTCGCGAGCGGCGTATTCGGGTGGCTCCTCTGGAAAAGAAATTGGAGCCAACCGATATCGATACCGTGTTACCCGCTACCGTCGCCCCCACTCAGGTTGCCGTGCGACATGAAGCGCTGCACCTCGTCGGAGTATACGCGATAGATGCCGCCCACCTTAACAGCATTGACCTCTTGCCGGTCGCGCATGCGGCATGCAGTTGGGTACGACACTCCGATGAGTGTGGCAAACTGTCGCAGCGACACCCAACCTCTACGAGACAGGTGTGCGAAGACCGCTGACTCGTTCAGCTCAGATGTCACCGACCTCCTCCTCAGGAGGCATGATAGCGCGAACGTTGTTGCGCTTCTGCCCCTCGTACGTGCGGACGTCGACGCGGACGCGCGCACGCGAGCCGAGCAACTCGCCCTCGGCAGCGATGTCAGCAGGCTTAAACTGCCCTTGGAGCAGGTGCGCTGCGCCAATGCACTTCAGTGCCTGCTTGACACGGGGGATACCCTCGGGAGTGAAGGTCGTATGATACCAGAGACGCCGCCCCTGGTACTCGCCTTCCTCCACTTCCCACACCCATGTCCACATGGGGTTGCCCGAGCGCTGACTGATGTCGTAGGTCAGATCGTGCAGCACCACTGGGTAGATGCCGCGCGGGATAGGGGCGTATTCCCCAGTGTTCTCGTCGACGCCGGAGAGATCGACCACGAGGCCTTCGACATCATCCTCGTCGCCTTCGAACATGATCGCATCGAGAGCCTCATCCTGCTCGGCTTCGGCTGCTTTCGGCTTTTTCGCCATACGTGCTTCTCCTAATTACCTGGTTGCGATACGTACATGCAGTACATGCAGTACATACATGCACACTAGTTGCAGTCATGCCTCCAGGTCACGACTGCTCCTGCAGCGACAACCCAATCGCCTTAAGGATGCCTTCCAACGTTGGGTTGTCGATGTAGGATCCCTTGAAAGCCGTGAAGCGATTCTTCGCGGCGTACTTGGTACCCGGCTGCACGTAGAGGCGCCGTGGGAGGACTCCATCCTCGTTCGCCTGGAGTGTCACCAAGTACCCCACCATATCCATGAAGCCCTGCGCCTGCTTGCGGAGCTGTCCCGTCAAGGCGGGGGTGTAGATCATCCGCTTTTTCTCATCCTGGTCGTAGCGAGCTGCGCACACGATGATGACGTGCAGTGGAAGGTTGCGGAAATCGCGGATCAGCCGCTGGATCATGCTATTCTGCCGCTTGTACTCCGCCCATTCGGCAGAGGCGACCTCTTCCGCAAGCCCTGTGTTATCGGTGATCCCTAAGAGCTGGTACATGCAGTAGCTCTCGATCTCGGTCAGCGAATCCAGGATCACCGTTCGGTACCGACGAGGCTCGCTCCCATCACTCGAAGAGTCGCCGCCTTCGCGGAGGCGTGCTTCGAGCTCCCTTAGCTGCTCGACGGCTTCAGGATCATCACTATCGCGCAGCTGACAGTGCTTCTTCAGGAACCTGTGGATGCGCTCCAGCGTCTTGTAGTTGGTGACCTCCACCTGATCGATGTATTGGTAGGCGATCCCTCCAGTAGGATCGAAGAGCGTGAGGTCACCCGATTCAGCGTTGATCAGGAGCACATCGCGCATCTCCTTCACGTTGGCCGCGGTTCCAGCAAGGTGCGTCTTGCCGACACCGTACTCGCCATAAACCATGAGCTTGAGCCAACGTCGACGCTGTCCAGCTGGGGTGATCTTGAAAGGAGGCGACTGCGATGACTCAACCTTTCGGACCACCTGCGGCCCGCTGGAAACGGTTTTGCGGATGGGTGATTTGGCAGTGGAAGTGGTAGTGGTAGTGGCAGTGGCAGCAGTGGTCACACCACTTCGCTTGGTTCTGGTAGGTGCTGTCGCCATTCGTCGCGCTCCTCAGGTTTCTCGATGGTGGTCTGTTCCAGTTCAAATTCCCAGTCGCTTCCGTCATCAAACGATACGCACGCTGACTGAAAGGTGCAATAGCTACATCCTCGCGTGGGGTTCGGATAGAGAGGCAAGTCGGAGTCGAGCATCTCGCGCACCTCCATCAGGATCTTCTCTCCCTGCGCCTCCACTTGGTGGGTGTTGCGCTCTACCCAATCGCGTCGGATGAAGCGATCATAGTGCTCACCTTCTTGATCCTCCAGCCACTGGAGGAATCGCACATTCTCCGTGGGGGCCTTCTCCAGGCTTCCGTAGAGATCGAGCAGCGCCTTGCGGTATATGATAGAGGTCGTGCGCTGCTGATGGTTCACACTGAAGCGATGACTCGACTTCAGGAACTCCGGAGGATCAGGGAAATCCTTGAGGTGCTGCTGATAGACCATCCCGCTGATGGGTCGATCATATACGTTGTGCATGCCCCAGCAGTAGGAGCTCACCTGATCATCAGTGGGGAGGTGGAATGTTTCGAACCGCGCGGCTGTCTTGTAGTCCAGCAGCCATAGGTTGTCGTATTCGTCGATGATGACCCTATCGATGGTTACGTCATAGTAGACGGCGTCGTAATCTGGGTGCTCTATCGGCAGCGGGATCCTATATCGCACTTCCACTTGAGGTTCACCGTTGTACCAGTAGGTCTCAAGCGGATCACGATTCGTGAGCCAATCCTCGACGTAATACCTTAACATGTCACACGCCAGATCGGTGGCAAACTCCCAATCATCGGGGAGATCACCTGTTTGCCGGGTTGCGGTGACATAAGCTTGAAAGGCGTTAATGGGAGAAGTGTACCGGTTGTAACCGTGGTAATCTTCGAGAGCGAAGTGGAATCCGGTGCCGAGCCAGAAGGGCGTGTATGACCCCTCAGCGGTTCGATTGCCTCTAAGCGGTGAGCTCCAGTTCCACGCGCGGCGGCAGCTACGAAACTGCGCGCGATCGCTGGTGCGGATGACGGCAATCCTCTGACCCTGACTCAACGCAGCTCTCCCTGTTGAAGCTATCACAAATTATAACATCTTATAGATGTGCTAATCAAGAGGGCATTTTATGGTCCCGCGATGTTTTAGCCCTTCGGCGACCTCCGCAAGAATCGCAGAACCTCGCCCTTCGTGCCGAGGACTTTGTTGACATTGATCTGCTTCTGCAGCACAGTGTCTAGGACGAATTCGTCGATCGAGTCGATGTGCTCGATATAGTAGATGTTAACCGGCGATGACGTAGTGAGGCGGTGCAGACGATCCTCGGCCTGGAAGTTGTCGTGGGGCTCCCACTCTGCACCTAGGAAGTACGCATACGAGGCAGAATCCAGATCGAACGACTGTGCAAACTTGATCGTGCACACAGCGATTCCATTGTTCTCCTCGAATTCCTGGAGCGCGGCGGAAAGCTCGTCTGGTTGCATCCCACCTTGTAGGAGCACTACGTGCTTCCAGCCCTCGTTCAAGAGGCGTTCCTTGATGAAAGGTAGCGCTTTGGAAAAGGGAGTGAATATCACCGCATGCGGGAAGTCACCTATTCCCTGGAGATGTTCCACAACGGTGTCAAGTCCCGAGCCATCTGGCAGCTCGGCGTTGAGCATCTTCGGCATGACTAGGAGTTGGCGGAGACGCGTTATCACTGCAAGCCTCGTAGGCGCCACCAAGATAGGCACACCTTCGTGGGCGTCTACGTCGTTTGCGTCGTTTGCGTCGAGTTCTAGTGTGGCGATCATATCGTCCACAAGCTCGTTGTAGATCCGTCGCTGCCAGGGAGGCATCTCCGCTGAGATGATCTCACGCTGTTTCGCCGGCAGATCGGGTGCCACATGCGGATCGGACTTGCGTCTGCGGATCATGTACGTGCTAAGGAGTTTGCGTAGCTGACGGATGTTCTTCGCCCCGAGGATCTCCTTGCCTCCCCAGTAGTTGTCCTCGACTATGCAGAAGGTGTTGACGAATCTCCAGTAACTGCTAAACATCTTCGGGTTGATCAGGTGGAGAAGCGTCCACAGAGTTGAGGGGTCTCGCTTCATCGGGGTCCCCGTGATGAGGAACAAGCAATTAGTTTGTCGCGCCAGCCGGCGGACGACCTTGAAGTTCTGTGTCTTGCGGTTATGCAGTGCATGTGCCTCGTCAGCGATAATCGCACGCCAGTTTGTTGGGAGCTTGCTGTGATCGCGACGCAACACTGCGTAGGAGCACAGATACAGCTTGCACTTATGAGGGCGCTCCTCGCGTGCAGCATTCCATATATTGGCGCGGGTTTTAGCATTCCCCTTAACAATGACGACGTCAAAGGGGAATTGCCACTTGAGCACTTCCTTTCGCCAGACGTACTGCGCAGCACCGTTGGATACGACCAGCACCTTATCACTAGGTGCGACCGCTTGATGCAATGCGCAGAGTGTCTGGAGGGTTTTGCCGAGCCCCATCTCGTCGCCTAGAATGCAGCGACGCCGGCGTGCTAAGAAGTCAACGCCCTCGCGTTGATACCCTCGTAGCCCCAGCACATGAGGACGACGCTGCGGAGGTGGAGAGCTATCGACGTTCATGGAGGCCTCCAATCTATTTGCCGTTGGCGGTTGGTGTTGGTTTACTGTTCGCCCGCTTGTTGTTTGCCTGCGTTGTGCTGTCAGCCCAGCGCACGTTCTCAGGGGTATAGTCACCAGTTGGATCGATTCTATCGAGGGAGAAGCCGGGCGGTCGAGGCCCCACGTCTGCGAGGAAGATCTCGAAGCTGTCTAGCCATCGCCCGCATACGCGTACGCCTTTGGCTCCGTAATGCTCGTACGACACGTGCGTCGGGTCATAGCAGCGCCGCTTCATCATCTGCCAGATGCCGTATTCTGGATGGTGCGTGCGTGACACCTCTATCGTTGTGTTACATCTTCCGCAATTGCGCTTAGGGTTGGATCTGCGTGTTAGGTACATTCTTGGGGTCACGATGCGATTGCCGCAGTCGCACTGGCATAGCACTCGCGCACGAGTGTTCTTCGCGCCGCGCTTCCTGTTGGGCAGCCTGCGCACAACGACTAAGCGCCCAAACCGACGCCCAACTAGCGGGTCCGATTTATGCTTTCTTTTGCTCTTGTGCTCGTGCTTGTGCTTGCTCTTGCTTTGCATAGCGACGACGCCAAGGTTCTTGACGGAGCTCCTGCTGAATGCGCCTGTCAATGTACCAAATGGCTTTGCGTAAATCTGTCACTAAATCAGAATCTGCCTTCTTGCCTGCGCGCACGATATACTGAACAGCCGCACACAAGCAGGCATCCCGGTGGAGGCCTAGGATCTCAATCGCGTCGAAGACCTCCAGCTTTATCTCGTTGCCGTCGGAGCAGAATCGGTAATGCTCAGGGTTGATTGGATCCTTCTTTGACGCCTTCATCGCTGGAGATCTCCGAAATAGAGAGGACCGGAACGCCTTCCTGCGAAGGCGGCTCCAGAGAGGCTGCAAACAACAAGAAGTAGCATCCGTGTCGAATCGCATCGCGTGCATGGGGCTTGCCTGTAACGTAGTAGCCCCACGATTTGAGCTTCTCGTCACTACAGAATGCCTTCGCGACTTGCGGCGGCTGTTTCACCAATGGGATACCGCAAAGCCCGGAGATGGCCTCGATGGCTCCGATCACACGCGGAGTGACAAGAGACGAGCCTACATGCTGCTTCATTCGCCATTTGTAGACGCGGTAATCCTCGACGATGATCGTTTTTGGCTTAGCCATCGCGATGAGGTTCAGGAGCGCCCCTACGGATGCGCGGACTTCATATGTCTTGATTTGAGTGCACCACTGCAGGCAGCACTCCGAGAATGCTGCTACACCGCTGGTTTGACCGGGATCGATGGCTAAGATGGGGTACTCGGGAACGCCAGTGCTAGTCGCTGCGGCGTTTCGCGTCGCCTTGCTGCGGTGAGCTTTCACGAGCTCTGCGAATGGTACTATCGCCATATCCAACCCCACAGGGCGAGGAAAAAGTGAGGTAGGAGCTGTGTGGGCTCCTACCTCCAGTGGGCACTAGGGAGGACACAACGTCAATCCAGCCAAGCAGCTGGCCGAAGCCTATCCCACAAGGAGAGGAGGAGATGTACGTCTCCTCAGGCGTTGGCGCCAGCGTCCTCGCCCTCGCTCTCCTTACTCCTGCCGCGAGGCTTGGGGATAGGCTTCGTCTTCGTCTTCGTGGCAGCGAAGACGATCTGGTAGGGGACCTCGTGACCCATCTCGGCGAGCTCCTTGCGGATCATCGAACGGGTCACGATGCGCTCACCCTTGTCGTTGAGACCTTCGTCGTAGTAGCGACGGCGGATGAAGTCAACGCGCGGCTCCCCAGTGGGGAGCACCACACGCTGTCCGCGCTTGCCAGAAGCCGTCGACGTCGAGGAATCGGAATTGGAATTGGAATTGGAATTGGACTTGGACTTCGCCATACTAGCCTCCTTCTTGGAGCGGGTTGAGATGTACGGTGTAAGAAGCGCACCTGCGTCTTTGCGTGGATGCTGCATTCTTAGATAATAGATAATAACTCATAGTCAGCGGGCTAATCAACAGGCTTTTTCAAAATTTTCGAGGGTCTACATCTCACGAGATGATACAGGCACAGCAGTATACACTTTTCGGTTGTTTACGGTGCCGAGCTGCTTGATGCCAGCGATGCGCTCCACGACATTACGATGCGAGTGCATGTAGCGGCCGAGTCGACGTGCATTGGTGAGTTGTGAATTATCCGCGAAATCCTCGCTAGCTTGTGCCCACTCCGCTATATCGGTGGCAGTGAAGCGCACACGCTCGCGATTACCGCCATTGCGAGCACTCTCCAGCTGCAAGGCGGCAAAAACCTTGAGCCCTTCGAGAGCCCAATCTGCCTCGGATAGGTTCACTTGGAGCCCAGCGACAAGCTCCTCCGGGATCCATTCAGGGTCAAAGCCAAGAGTTTGTGCCATGATGCATAGAACTTGCTCGTAGTGAGCAAGACGGTGCGATGCACTATACTCGGTATCCCACGCGCCACCACTTACGACGTTGTCGAGGAACTTATGTAAGACTACCAAATGATGCGCTAACCACTTCTCGCGCCCACCGAAACGCATGATCTGGTGCTGTACCCAATCGCCGTCGTGCGGGTGTTTAATGGCCTCTAACCCGAATACCGCTGCACGCTGGAGCAGATCGGCGTTGTGGAAGGGTTGCTGGATCGCAGTCATTGCGAATGTCACATTGACTGGCATCCGTATCTGTGTCGACGTCGTATACAACTTGCGCATCTCGATGTGCGGGTGCGGCTCTGTAATGATCCGGCAGACTTCGTCTGAGATGCGTTGACGGAGATCCTTGTTGGTGAACATCACGTTGTCGATGACATGTAGCCCGCCTGCGGCTACAACGCTGGCGTACCAATCACGCAGATCTGTGGGTACGTTCCGCAAGTGGGGTCGGCCGGTGAGAATGGAAAGTCGGAGGCTGTATAGACTGCTCTTGCCGGATCCCGCCTCGCCAATCGCCAACTCTACAGGCAGTTGCGTGCCGCGCCATCTGTTTAGCCAGGGGGACGCATAGAATAGGAGCGTCATTAACTCCTTCGCGTGCGCGCTCTCTCCGGAGAGGCTCACGTTGTCGAGGACGCTCAGCCACCACGGTTCCATCCCGATATCGAGTCTGCCATGTGGGAGCTGTGCATACATCTTGTCAAAGGCCTTGAACAGCTTGGATGTGTCGAGTGCATCAACTTGGTCTTGCTCGAACAGGATCCCTTTGTCGCCGTTGTCGCATAGCTGTAGCGGGGCGTTCTCGTCGCCGCTCACCACGACGAACTGGCTGTCGCTGATCTGCAGCGCGATGGCATCCTCACGTTGACCTTTCGATCCTTTCAACAAGGCTAGCACACGTTTGGGTTCAACCTCCTCGACAGGTTCTTCACCCGTGAACTGGGTCGCAAGCCACTGCAGCAGTCGATGATCCGCTACAGAGAGCCCAAACTCTTGGTATAGGAACGTGCCGAAAGCGCTCTCATGCATCGGCTCATCGTTGTGGTGTAGTAGTGCTGCAGGGATGAGCCGCTTGGTCTCGCTGTCGAAGAAGTAAGGCATCGTGGTGGCCTTAGAGCGCAGACGCTTGCCGCGGCTATCGAGAGTGCAGATTATGGAGATCGCTAGGTTCTGCAGTTCGCGCCTTGGTAGACGTGCACGTTGCAGCTTGCGATTTAGATACTCCGGCAGATTGGGGTGCTGCGGGAATGCCGTACGCTGTCGCCAGTTCTCCTCGAGCAATTGGTATAGATCCTTGGGGGAGTGCTTCATGAGATAGTCATCGAGCCCCATCTTGGTGTTCGGCGCTGGGCTTGGGAGGATCAACTGCCGGATCTGCTTCAAAGGAATCCCATGAAAGCGAAGCTCATAACCTAGGAGTGCGGCAGCTTTCTGGACCTCCACTTTTACGGGCATCACGTGATCGCCTTGCCCGGCGTTGTCGCTGTCGAAGACGATGAACAACGTGAGATGATTGGCGACCAGAAAATTGATGAGATCCTGCATCCCGACAGCGAGCGTCGATGCCTCACGCAAGTCACTACCCTTTGGGATGCGCGCTTTAATGTCGCGCGTTTGCGGATTCTGCTTGAGCTCGGTATCTGCTGGGAGGATAATCGTGCGGTTCTGCCAATTGTGGACACCACCTAGAGCAACTGTAGGGAAGCCGGCTTTACATGCAGCAACAGCTTTCTTCTCGCCCTCGGTTAGCAGAACGAATGTGCCAGGACGTAGTGCGTCGTCTTGGCCTCGGCCCCGCCCCCTTCCCACGGGCGGCAGGTGATAGGTGCGGCGTGCGCGGCGAAGCGTGGCGAGAAAGTTGGGTGGGTAGTAAATGTAGTTAGTGGTGCCGCTGGGCTGTTTGTACTTCGGTTCGCGATTGAGGAGCTTTACACGATAGAAGGGAACTGCGTCACCATGGATGTCGAAGTAGGGTATCACGTATCCGCGAGTATTGGAAGCTGGTACGCCAACTGCGGAGAACTCCGACGGCCCTGCTGGGCGAGCCCTGAGGTCTTCTGGTGTGATCCCAGAGCGCGCGATATCCGCAAGCAGATCGTTATCCATTGCCTTATCTTACCTAACCGTGACCTGGTTTCGGAACGGCGTGATATACTGCGGGTTAGGATTTTAGGTTTGGGTCAGGATCTGCGGCGCGTGTGTTCTGGGGGGTGGTGTTGAGGCTAAGGCGGGTGTAGGAGCGATGCCGCCCACTAGGGGTTTGCGCGACTACCTCGTCGCGTTTGACGATGCCGGCTTCAATGAGCTCGCTTAGTATAGGTCGCCAAGTTTGTGGCGGCACATGTGGCCCGATCCCAATCTGCAGCATCGAAGGCGAGAGTGTTGGGTAGATGCTCAGCACATGTCGGATCTGGGCAGCGATCTCGTCTTGTC